TGAGGAGTATAAGCCTAGCTAGCTCACTTAGTTTTATTTCTTGGGGATTGATCTCACCGCATATCACATCAGCTTTGAGATGTGGATCATGCACGATAAAGAGGACACTCGGCTTTCTAAATCCGAAGTCTACCACAATGCGCCCGCTATACTCTGGCTTATATTGCCAGCCGTCGATTATGTGCGCTTGTGTCCATTCATTGTATATCATGCCAGCCCGTGGCTTAGGTTGATTTTCGATCATGGCAAGGCGCTCGTCCTCTGGTAAATTTTTAGTAGCCTCGAACCAGTCAGCGCTTAGATTGTTTGCATTGACATGACTAGAAAAAAAGATAGGTCGGCAATTTGCTTTTTCTGCCATCTCTACCCACCACGCGCCCCATACTGGCAAGCCTACCATGATTAATTTAGGCGTTGGCCCACTTCTCAAACGACCTAGCGCCTTGAATGCCACCTCTTCGGTCAACATCTGGCATTCATCAATGACGGCTAGACCGCTTGTGATATTTAAGCCCTCTAGAGAGTTTTGCGATGCGTCTTGAGTGCCAGGGCGAAAATATGATCTTGTCCATACCACATGACCATTAGGCGCCGTCCATTTGCCCTCAAGTGCATGATATGCCCATCCCTCAGCGCCTAGCCATTTTTGAATCTCTGGCGCTAGCACTTGCCTATAACGACCAGCCGTGTCGGTGATAAGCAAGCTCGATTTATTCGGATGCGCATCAGCCCATAGAGCAAGGGCAAAAACTAAGGCGCTTGTCTTGCCACTACCCCAGCCAGCACGAACGGCGATAAAGTTTTCATTTGATAGCAACAATCTCGATACTAGCTCTTTTTGTAAGTCGTTGAGTTTAAGCATACGCCTCGATCCATATCTCTCTTAATTTGTGCTTTAGGCGCATGATTCGAGTAAAAGTTGTGTTGTCTTTCCAGCCCATAAGATCAGCAATATCAGTATATTTTAGGTCTTGCGATACTAGATCGATCAGCGTCTTATCATCATCTGACAGTCGGGATAGCATCATGGCTAGATCATGGGCAATGGCAAAGTTTCTCTCAGCATTGCCACCATCTGAGAATCGAGGATGCCCATAGTACTCGAATCCCCCTAAAACTAGCCCTTTTGTGCTACCAGATTGAGCATGACCTGTTATCAATCCATTCATCGCCATGCTCTCAGTGATCATGCGTTTATCACGCCTATGATTATTGTGAATTTGCTGATAAAAATGGATTTGAGTAAGTCTTTTTAGATAAGAATAAAATCTATTTTTACTTTCAAATGCCGTCTCTTTAGCGATCATATACTTGTATGTCAACTCATAAAAGCTTGTGAAGTGATCATCTTTATATGCGCTATCAAAGCTTTTCTTGAGCATATTTTTTAGTAGTGCCATAAAGGCATCATCTGCCATATCGACATGATCGCCATCATTCATCTTGATGATCCAAGGGCTCATGGGTAGTGGGGCTTGCAGTTTCTTTTTGAGTTTCAATTTCTGTTCCTCGTATCTGGTCAATCATGTCAATCACGATTGATTTAGGTTTCTCGATCTGTTCAATTTCTAGTTTTTGTTGTTGTCCGAATTCATCTCTAAACTGAGTTTCAAGTAGGAATTTAGCGGCCTTCCAGTCGGTCTCGGCTGCTATGATCACGGTACGCACTAGGCGAGAGCGCCATGCCAACTTTGCTTGTTCTACCTCAATAGCGAATTTTGAATCTTCTCTCTTCCAGCGTGAGATCGTATCGATATTGAGACCGACAATCGTAGCAGCTTGCCCTTCTCTATTGCCCTCAGCAATAAGGCTCAAAACTTGCTCTTTTCTAAGCTCAACGCCGGATAGACCTTGAGAGATAGCTTGCTCAGTTTTTGCTTGTACTACCTCTAAAATCTCGCCCTGCTTTTTAAGCTTTTTGAGTTTGTCGATCTTGCTCATGACTTGTTATAAATTCTCCGACTGATGCGCTCGATAGCACTATCTGGCTCGATCTCCTTTAGATACTCGATAGCCTCGGACGCTGGATTATCGATAACAGCCACTAAGCTTTTTTCAATCACGACGCTGGATGTTACATTTAGGGCGCTGGCGATCTCGCCTACTTTTAGCATCATGGCGGTAGGCAAATAAACCGTGTGACTGGCGCGCTTAATTTTTTTGCTCATCGTCTCTCCCTACGATATCGAATTTATTCGCCTCAAGCTTCCAATAAGTTTTATCTTCAAAGACATTGCAAATCATCTTGCCTTGAACGAGAACGAGGTCGCCTTTCTTGATAGATGCGGCCGCCTTTTGCGCTGTGGGATCAGTGCCAAAAGATATAATCTCGACTGTGAACCAAGTGACGGGATCACTTTTCTTAGCTTGATAGGCGATACTTCCTACCGCTTTATTTAGGGTAGTGCCTATTGTTTTGAATACGAAGTCTTTGCCAGCTCTACCGGCTAGAGTCATGCTATTTATCATCTTGATTCTCCATAAAGTAAATGGGGCTAGCGCCCGTCTTTTCTGCCAATGTTTTAGCCAAGCTATAGCTCATTTGACACTTGCCTCTAAGCGATTCAACAATGTGCTTATTGCTATAACCAATTTGAGAGGCTAACTCTTTTAAGGTCATGCCGGTCTTCTGTTTAACGAATTTTGTTTTATCACTCATGGTCATTTTATTTATCCTTGAGCGCGACTATTGTTAGAATTGCCATTGCAACGAGCATGATTAAATCTTTAACATTTAGGTCTTGAGTCATTTTTTCATCCTATTGAAATAAATTGATTTCATCGTTGTTCTATGCTATAACAACAATAAACATTCTAGAACATTCTATTTAAAAAAGCAAGGTAAAAATGCACAAGATTCATGTCGGTTTAACTGGGTATGTATCGATCCCAGACGGTGGCGTTTTCGGCGATGATTTGACTGTGGTCAATACCGCTCGTGTGAGCTACAACAAGCACTCAGACGGCTGGAACGACAAAGATGAGCGCCTACTCAAATACCTGTGGGATCATGAACATACCTCGCCTTTTCGTCATGCCTCGATTCGCTTTGAGATTAAAGCGCCTATTTTTGTTTTGCGTCAGTGGATGAAACATCAAATCGGCTGCTCATGGAATGAGATCAGCTATCGCTATACTCAATTTGAAGAGCCAGAGGTCTTTTATCCTGGTCTTTTTAGATCACAAGATGCAAAAAATAAACAGGCTGGCACTGGCATTTTGCCTTTAGCAGATCAAGATAAAGCAACCGAAATTTTACATGATGGCTATGAAGCAGCATATAAGGCATATCAAGCGCTGATCGACATGGGCGTATGCAGAGAACAAGCTAGAATCGTCTTGCCAGTAGGTATCTACTCTAAAGCAGTATGGACGGCATCGCTTCAAGCGATCATGCACTTCATTGATTTACGCCTTGATGAATCAGCGCAAAAAGAAATCAGAGATTACGCTGTGGCTATCAAGACACTGGCGCAACAACACTTCCCCCAGAGTATTAAACTATTGAATAAAGAGGAGTTTATATGAATACCCGAGATATGATTGATATCCTTGAGAGTGAGATCGTGCCTATCATCAGATCATGGGAGTCTTACGATAGCGCCGGTGATCTTGAGCACGCCTTGAATAAAAAGATTACTGATTTAGGCTTCGGGCACACGCCACAATTTCAAACAATCTGGCTTTTTTTCGGAGTCAATCCAGCCTATCGGGTTGTCGAGGTATGCAAACAAAATGGCGTACATGAGAATTTTGCTACTCTTGTCGCGCGTCTATCATCCTATCTAGACGACAAAATACCATATTGATATAGTGATCTCCAAACAAGGAGATAGATATGAAATGTATTAAATGCGGCCAGCGTCTGGCTGGCATGGATTATTTACAAGGTTTTGAGCATCAATTTTGCGATCAGTGTATAGCGTCGGTATATCGAGAAGTGTATGACGATGATTTTCTTGATGATACGATTGATCCAGATGAAGAGGATATTGAAGATGATGAGTGATTTTATAGCACAGTGTTTTTATTTAGCGTCTCTTGCTACCGTTTACCCCCAGCCCCATAGAGTTGACACTTGCCTTGAGATAGCGCGTGAATCGATCAAAATGGATATTGATCCCCATCTTGCTATCGCTATCGCCTATCATGAGTCGAGGCTAGACAAATCGGTAGTTTCATCTGCTGGGGCTGTTGGCGCTATGCAAGTCAAGAGGATATTTATTGACTGCAAAGAATGCACGGACATTCAAGCTGGTCTTCTGGCCTTGAGATACTGGCTAGATCGGTCTAGTAGTGTATGTGATGCGCTTGGTAGGTATGCAGTGGGTACGGCTGGCAAATGTGGCAAAAGATCAAAAATGATTCTTGCTCTGTCTCGTGATCTCAAATGCGCTGGCCCCAAAAAGAAAGATTTTTGCCATGAGTGCTAGGATTTACCTTGATATCGCCATGACCATATCAGAGCAAAGCCCATGCACTAGGGCGCGTGTAGGTGCTGTCGTTTTTAGAGAAGATCGTAAGACGATGCTAAGTACCGGCTACAATGGTCAAGCGCGTAAAAGTGATAAAATTTTATGTGGTGGTCTATGCTGCGATAGGGATAGGCTACAAATTCAAAGCGGTGATCGCATTGAGGTAGGATGTATCCATGCTGAGATGAATGCGATAAGTAATGCAGTCTTTGAGGGTATTGCCCTAGCTGGTGCTTCTATTGTGGTCACTGCGCCCCCATGCTTGATATGTGCTAAATTGATTGTTCAAAGCGGTATAAAGCGAGTTTACTATAGGGGCGGTGATAGATGGGTATCCACTGGAGAGGAATTTTTAAAGGGCGCTGGCGTTGACCTCATTAGCCTCTAGGCACAAGATCATTTTATCTTTTTCATAGACGATAGATAGATATGCCAGATCATCGTCACTCATACCCTCTTTATCTATAAAATACATATCCGCTTCTAGGCGCTCTAAAAGGTGCTTTTTTTTCATCATAAATGCCTTGTCTATGTAGTGGAACGAATAATCTCTCTCTCGCTCAAATACGAGCGCCCTGATGGCCCTATAAAACACTTTTCTTTCTGGTGCATGGAAGCGATGAATGTCTTCTTTATATCTACCTATCTCATCAAGCATATCTCTGATCGTCTCATGGCGCTCATTTGTGATCGTGGCGATAGGGCTAGCTTCTTTGAAAATCCTAAATGGTAATGATCGAGCTGATGTCATTGCTGATGGTCTATTTTTATCTATCTTATGACAGCCCCCGTCTATGGTCTGGCTTACCGCCATTGTATCTCCCAGCCACTTTGATCGATCAAAAATAGGATGAGTCACATCTCTTTGAGTAGGTGGATCAATATCCTCATTTTCCACCTTTAAAGGCTCTTGAAAATCCCCATTTTCTAGAGCAGTAGACTCAACTACTTTAGTAGTTGAGTTTATACTTATATGTCGAGCCGGCTTTACTAAGGCGGGCTTTACTAAGGTGGGCTTTACTAAGGTGGGCTTGACTAAAGAATCGGCACTTTTCTTATTGCCCTTTGCCCTTTTTTGTTGTGCGGTCTCTGTCTCATCTTGGCAATGCAAAGAGAAAAATTTCTTATACTCCATATCAAGCGATGCTAGCCCAGATATATCGATTTCCCTTGTTTTACCAGTGCCGGGGATAAAACGCATACTCATCTTTATCAAAGGCTTGCCATCAATGAGAATCTTTTCAAGATGATCTAGCCCGCTTGATACTTGATACTTTGATAGCCCGCCATTGCCTAGCCATTGATTTGTCGCTTCTTGCCCTGATAGGATTGACGACTCTCTTTGTGGCCCGTGTATTTCCATGAGACGAATGATCAATCTCAGCCCGTGGGGTAAGCTGTTTATTGCTGGATGTTTAGCGGCGTTGATTGCGATTGTGATAAAATTGAATTGCATGATTTATCCTATTGTAAAATTTATTTTCTTTATTATATATCTTTCTTTGACAAATACAAAAAAATAAAATACATTTATCAAAACTTCACTTGAAAGGATTCAATATGAACCTCAAAACGCTAAAGCTTCTAGAGCTCACAGGCACTACTCTAAAAGCGATTTCTGCTGATGCTGGCATTACCAGAGCTACCCTTTACAACAATCTCAGAGATGACGCTGTACCTACTTTAAGATTTGCTCTCAAGCTTGAGGGCGTCACTGGCATCAATCATCAATTTTTTCTCTATCAAGCTCCTCTTTGTTTTCAATTTGCTCATAAGGTTAAATAAAATGACACAATACAATCACAATCAAGACGACTTCGACGCGCCTATTTTCAATGAAGACTATGACGGCACAAGCGCCCCAGAGTGTGGAATTTTCCCCATCATCAAGATTCAAAAAGCGCCTACACTTAAAGAGATTGCTATCGCAACATCAAAAGATATCGCTGAGAAAG